TCCATATTTATTAGTAATTTTTTCTAAATCACTAACAACTTGAGAAGGAAAATTTTTATGTACAGACTCTGCCATATTATCGTTTAATTATTGTTGAATTCGTTCCTTTGTTATTATATCTTGATATGCTTATATTAACTGGTTGTCTTGTTTGTTTTGGATTAGGCCTATATAAATGTCTATTACAAGCCATTATTGCTAACCCAGAACTAATTGTTGCATCATACTTTGTTCTTTTGTTTATATCAAACTTGCTCCAATCATTTAGTGTTCTATTAAAATACATGCTACCATACTTACCATCACCAACATCTCCAACTTTTTGTTGAATATACATTTCAATAGCTGCAGCGTGTGCTTGTTTTATATCTTCACTTGTATTTGGTATTCCACCTATTTCTTTTTCTGTTACAGATAGTTTATTCCATATCTTATCTGGTCTATTCATACTGTAACCTCTATAACCTCTACGTCTTAAATAGTATAATAATCTAGGTTTGTTATTCTCAGCAAGCATTGGCATACCGTAAAAAACTAAAGCACAAAGTATATCTTCAAAAAATATATCAGCAGTTTGTGGTCTAGCTATATACTCTAAAAAAAACTGACTAGGCGGTGCATCTTCCATACTAAATTTAGTCAATCCATGCAAAGCACCTTTAGAACCTTTGCCATCTACCGTTCCTGATATGTCGTAACTATCACAACCAAATGCACCCATATGTTCATTGCCAGGGTATTTTATTCCGTTTTTAACTACAATATTATTCTGTAAGTTTGTTGGTGGGATCCAACTTACTTTAAATCTACCTTTTGGATCTGGATAAAATATTACTTGTGAATCTTTTACGCCATTAACCCATTGAAAACTACCAGTAGACAAGCCTAGAGTTGATCCTAGCTCTTCATTGTAATCTATTTGTTCATATAGTTTAACTAAGTTAAATATACTATTTTTTGTTTCATCTCTGAACGCGTGTTCAGTTGTTCTTGGGAACTGACGATAAAATTCATTCAAAGCGTCTTGGTCTGACTTTAAACCATCAGCTTCATTTTGCCAGTTTTCTACTACACCTATATCTATTAACTCTCCGTCTGGGGCGAAGACATCATTATCTGGCGTATCAAATACAGGACGTCCGTATTGGTCAATAAATCCTTCGTAGTTCCATTCCATTGGGATAAAGAGAGAATATAAACCAGACTTTGTTTGTCCATTCCTATTTCTTTGAGTAACGTCTGATGCATTGTATAATTTTTTAAAATTATCTCCACCTTTATCTAGGGCGTTGGAAGTTGACCCCATCATACATTTACCTATAATTCTACTACCTAATCTTAAACATGTTTTTGTAACACGCCAGTTATTTAATATGTTATCAGGTCTTTCCCACTTACCACTTTCATCATGTACTAATAGTTTTAGTTTTTCACCATCATAACTATTATCACCAGTATTTTTCCAGTCTATAGTTGTATCTAATCCTTCTAAATCTTCTAGCTTTTCGTTTGATGTTATCTTTTTTCTAGTAAACTTGCTAGCAGGTACTCTATACGCTAACTCTGACTTCGGTCTATCCATACCATCTTGAATAGGTGAAAAGAAAAATGGATAATTAATACTAATAGGTACTACTTTGTCTGTAAACATTTTCTTTGCATCAGCACCTGTTTTAGATAATATACCAAACCTTGCATCACTTGATATTGTAGCTTGATTAACTGTTTCAGCTGATGACATAAAAGAAAAACCAGATCGTCTGTTTTTAAGGTAGCACATACCATAACATCTTTTATCTGCTTTGCAAGCTTCCCAGAATATATAGAACAATCTATTAGCTTCTCTAAAATCTGGTGCACCCACATCAATCTTACTCCATTGTAAATACATATAATGTGTACCTGTTATATATGTTGGTGTACTGTTGTTGTTAAACCAAAAACCATTATCTCTTCTATTGAATTCCTCATCTATATAATCGTACCAATCAGGTTTCTTTTCTTCAGGATAAGCTCTCCAGTCAAATATACTTTTAAGTCTAGATAATTCTTTAGGATATTCAAACTGCTCCCATTTTTTATTTTTATTAGAGTATACATCTTTTGGTTGTTTAGGTAAAGCTATTTGAAAACCTTGTATTTCATATATTTCACCTATTTGTCCACTGTTAGATATAACTACAATGTCGTGTTCTTTGTTATAACCATACTTCCACTTCTTACCCTTATTAAGTCTTTTTATTGTAGTTAACTTTATAGGTTCAACTACTTTATATAAATCTTGCTTGTACATTACTTAGATCTACCTTCTGCGAATCCTCTGAAGGTTTTTTCTTTTGCTTTCTCAAGTGTTTTACCTTCAAGCAAGTTTTCTTCTTCTTGTATTCTATTAAGTATTTCAAAAGCGTCGAATATAGCTAGTTTTTTTGTTGCTGCAGCGTTTTTTAATCTATCAGCTGATATATCATCGTCAGAATCTACAATAGCTTCTTTAGCAACTTTAATCAGTTCTTCAACTGCCTTGTGCCCAGCTTGGATTATACTTCTCTTCGTTTCCTTGATACTCATATTTAATTATAATTTTATTTGATCTAACTCTGTAAAGTCTTTCGTTGTCTATGACAAACTCATACTTACCTGTGGCTTTGAATTCTACTAAACTATTTTTTTCAACTGTACCATCAGAGTATATAACAACTCCTTTTAGTTTTTCGTTTCCTTTATACAGTAATTTACTATCTTGTTTTAACGGTTGTACAAAACAGTAACCATCTAATGCTTTCCAACCATCTCCACTATTGCAAGCAAATATTTGATCTTCGCTTACTACATACGTGTTTTCATTAAAATAATTTGCACTATTTTTTTCTTCAGCACGTTGGTTATACCATCTTCTAAATACATTGTGATGCACTATAACTGTATCTCCTACCTTTACATTTGTTTCTAAAGCTATAGGTACAGCTTTAACGGTAGCTTCTCTATTTATGTACTCGTGTTTAGATATTTCTGTATTTAATATTAGCTCTTTGTCACCAATTTTTTTAACATTATTATATCTCTCACCTTTTGGTTCTATAACAAAAGTGTAAACACCTCTCATTACTTGTACTCTAAATTGTACTCTACAGATATAGCCATGTTTTTATTAAAATCTTTCCACGGTATAACTTCTCTTCCTTTTTTTATATATATAGAATACTTTTCGTCTTCTTCTATTATTTCAAAAATGGTATGACCACCATACACTTCTTGCCCAACGGCATAGTGCATGGCGTCATTTTTGTAATCTTTACCTATAGATATTTTACGAATCAGCTTGTCCATCATTGTATTTTAAGCTTCCTGTTCTTACATCAATATCAGCGTCTCCGTATTTATCTTGTAACTCAGCTTGCATAAGTTTTACTTCGTCTTGTTTACCAGCTAACGTATGTAACATATTATGTTCAGCAGCTCTTGTTCTACCTATGTTTAAGTGTAGATTATCTATAGTTTTAACCAACTTCTGTATATTATCTAATTCTTGTTCTTCTAATTTGTCTGCTTTTACTTTAAGGTCTTTAACCTTAGGTGTTTTTCTTTTTGCCATTTTATTTAATTTAAGTTAATTTATTGTTATTTATCTAGTTATAATATCACATAAAATAGTGAATAATTACACTAATTATCTATTTCAGGTATATACCCTCCTTCTTCTAATTCTTCAACCTCAATACCAGTTCCATCACCAACCCAATCATTACGGTTTGTAAACGTGTAACTAGAACATGTATTTATATTGTTAAACTTTCTAACTCTCTCTACAACATCTTCTGTTGTTGCTATTAGTTTTTTAGATCTATCTATGCTATTATGCATAAAATGTATTTGTGATTTATCTACTAATTCAAATGTTTCTGTTGTTATTATATAATAATTCATACTATTTATTTACTATTGCTGAACCACCTGCTATTGTAAAGTTATCGTTTGATCTTGTAGCATTACCATTGCCTTCAAATTTCCAATAACCTATTAAGTTTGATTGAGCACTATGTGTCTCTGCATCCATAGGTGAACCACTATTATACAAAGATGTTACTTCACTAGCACTTAATTCTTTGCTCCACATAGTTACATCGTTATATACTGTAGCAGTAGAGTTACCAGCTTTATCTTGGTTACCATTATAATCACCTCTTGATCCTAAACTCCACAGCCTATTATCTGTAGCACTCATTGGGTTTGCTGCTATTTTAGATGTACCAGCATTTGCTTGTATAGGTGCTGAACCAGCTGCATTAGCATTCCAATAAAGTTTTAGTGAGCTAGCTAAGTTAGTTGCT